CCTGCTGCATCTAAACTTCTACCTACCAATACGCCTGTTTCAAAAAACATTTGCAATAATTCTTTAGGCTGCATATTTGCACCACCCTTAGTTAATGCTACATTTTCAAGTGCATCTAAGTTTATCCACCACCCACTCGGTACAGCCCTGTTTTTAAAGTTCTGTATTTTAAGCATGGTTAATTGATAGTCGTCAATGTAAGGGATAAGCCTCTCCATAAATCCCTGTGCGTTCATCTCGTAAAAGTTATAAGCACAAAATGTATAGGATAGTTTTGTCTTAGCTTTATCTTTTGGATTAACAGCCCTCTTTTGGTCATAGCACATACCAAAATCGTAACACTTATCACTACCTATTATCCATTTGCATTTATAAACGTACTGTATTCTTTTACGGGAGTACTTGTCTGATTTTTTACCCCTCCCATAATCTGATTTTCTGAAATCATTATTACCATTACTATCAGGGGCTACACGATAAACGCTATCATTGTAAGTATAAAATTCAATATCCAATACCTTACACTTAAACTTATCGTATGGTCTTAACCTACCTGTTGCTTTACCTACTGTTGTTGGGTTGCCATACTTACCTGCAAGCGAACCTGCAAATTCAGTAAGGTCTTCTTCTGTAAATAACGGGTTGCCTTCATCGTTGGTTAAGGTAGCTAAGTCTATTAATGAAACATCAATCACTTCTCCTGCATGAACTAAATCTTTAAAGGTAGGGTCTTTACAATAATTGGTAACTACGCAATCAGGATTAACCCTTCTGAATTTAGCTTTATTATCATCTCCTAACCATTCTTTTTTACCTGCTACTCCAAAGTCAAAAAGGTCTTCATAAATGGCTCTCTTAAATGAATCGTAATCATTTTCATAAAAACCTAATTCAATGGCAAGTTCAGCATCCATAGAACGGTTAAACTGCTCTCCATTCATTACCCTCATTTCAAGTTCTTCTACATCCATAGGTTCGCCACCTTGTATAGCTAATAACGGATGGTTTGCTAATTCAGGATTTTGCTGCTCCATCAACTGCTTTATTATCAGTTTGGATTTTATGTTTGAGTAATACCCATCCAATTCAGCCTTACTCTGTGAATCAACAGGAGTAGCAATTATCTTTTTTTCGTCTTTTAGTAAACGTGATATTGCCTTATCCCTATACCCTGAAACAACGCTACGTACTGTCCAATCAATAGACATCCATGTTTGGTCTGTTACACTATCTACTCCCAATAGCTTTTTATATTGCCCTACTGGTTGCTTACCTAAAGCATACATACGGTACTTATCATAGCTACCTCCATTATTCGCAAACATTCCTTTTGGATATACAAAGCTCCAGTCAAAAAATGCGGCTTTAGCATACTGCATACACCAATCTGCTCCCTTATCTTTAGGATTGATGTCATGGTTTGGGTAGGGGTATTGATTACCGCTATTTAATTGTTGGTATTTCATTTTTTAACTTGCTTTAAACATGGGCATTATTGTTTCTATTCCTATATTTCCTGATTGTGGTCGTGAATATCTTTTCCCTTTAACGGCTATTAAACAAAAACCGAAGCCCATCGGCTCATCAAATTTTTGCGTTTCCTCTACCTTAAACCCAAGCCATCCTGTATCTTTTCTCATTAATGATTTAAACATAACTTTTTTTATGTGTTCATTTATATACTGTTCTGTATAATTACACACCATTTGAACAACTGTATTTGCTCCATCTGTGTATATACCCGGTTCTACTTCCCCCGGCATCCACATTAAAAACCCTTCGCAATTCCACGCCTTAAAATTATCTTTCCAATGGTTTACGTTTCTTTCAAATAATACCTGACAGCCTGCCCACCATACCATTTTTAAAACATCCATATCTGATTCCTTCGTCCCATTCGCTCTTAGCACATACCGAACCGTTGCCATATCATTATAAGGGTCATTCGGATTCAAATCATCCTTCATTTGATATAAAAACCCTGCGGCTTGTGAACGCCTCTTATCCTTTGTTTTGTCATATTTAAAAGGGTCACATCCGCACCTATGTGCAAAGTTATTGTTTGGTAAGAACTTCCCGTTATTATTATAAACCTTATTTGGGTCTTTAGGTGTCCATCCGATAACACGCTCATACCTCCCATTGGGATTTAATTCTACTTCTAATTCATTAACAACATAATTTATTTCGCCATTTGCGCCTACTTCTGGTCTTTCAAATTCAAAACCGTCTTTCCAATTCAAATCAAATTTTTCAGTTACAGGATTACCCCATGAAATACTATCTAACTGTTCGTTTATTAATTCAGGGTCATACAAAGCAAATTCTCCATCAGCAGAAAAAGCCTCTTTTAAATTTCTTGGATTTTTCCTTTTAAAAGAACTTACGCCTCTTGTATCATTTTTTTCTTCAAGAGCTTTTATCTTATTAGCCAAAAACTCCAAATTCATTTCTTCATCAGCATACCCATATTTTGCGTACTCCTTGTTTATATACATACCCTTCTGTGCTGGAAGAAATATCGTATATAAACCTGTGCCTGTAAACCCATTTTCATCACGGTCTAATGGATTGCTATTGTTTGTTAGTTCCTGAAATTCATAATTTTCTTCCTCCCCTTTTTCAGGCTCTACAGTAGTGGTGTAAAAATGCTTTCCTTTTATCTCAAAATCAATCTCTGTACAAAACCTTACTGTGTTTTGACGCTCCTTTATGCTTACTGGTCTTTTTGTTTTACCTGCCTCATCCGCTACATAAGTATGCAATTCCGGCCCATCATACGCTGCCTCTAACGATGATTCATAATCAAAGAATGATTCCAATGCTTCTTCTATACTATCATCGTCCAATTCTGCTTTAGCTCCCCTTCTTGCAGTAGGGAAAAATCTTAATTCAGTTGGTTCTTCCCCCTTCATTAAATCATATCTGGGTCGAAAAAAATCTGGCAGTTTTTGCCACGGTAATATAACCGCTTTATTAAATGCCTTTTCTGCATCATCATCACTTTTAGATTGTAGTCCTGCATGATGATTATTCATTCTGGACACCCTTTCGTATGCCCAACATCCAACCCTTGCTGTTTTCCCGTTCTTCCTTTTAGTCAATTCATTTAATCCCAAGCACTTTTCATCTTCCATGCAATATGCTATTACATAGAATAATTTCGTATCCTCTATACGAAAATCCATAGGCTTACCCTGAAACTTCCAATAGGTAATATATAAGTAATTAAGCCCTGTTATATACTGTAACTCACTTTCTTTTTTTATTGGGTTGTAGTTCCAAAACCATACTCCCAATAACCTGCGTTTCCACTCTCTTTTCCTTATCCCCTCTAAGTATTCATCAACATAATAAGGGTCTATCTTTTGTACCTCTTTTTCTTTGTTTCTTCTTAATTTAAAATCGGATGGTAAAGATGGTCTATTCCAAAAATGCTCTAATGGGTCTTCGGAAGCAGGCAAAATCTCTGTTTCCTCCATTTTATATGTAACGGAGTTTATGCCATACCCTTCTTTTGGCAAATAGCATTTAAAAACAAAACCAAAAGCGTTGTCTGATACTTCAATACATCCGTGTCCCCTGTCTTTAAACATTCCCGTTTGCTATTTCTTTTGCCGAAATTGGTGAATAAACTGATTTCTTTTCTTCCCCTTCCATCTTTAATGCTATTTTTAGATTACTAACATTTTCTATCATCTTTGGTAAATTCTCCCACAAGTCTTTTGCATTTTTATACGCTGTCATATCCGCTTTTTCATCTGATGCTATTTTTGACTTTATCTTAAAATCTGTCAGGTATTGATTTTGTTGTGTTAGAATATTTACCAAAACCAAATACCCTTCTTTGGCAGGGTCAAAAACTCCTATACCCATACGTTTTTCATACTCTGCAACCTTCTTCTTTAGTTCTTCTACTGTATCAGACATAAGTTAATCTCTTTTTTCGTATGTTGTAATTGTTTTTGATTGTTTAACTGCTTTCTTTTTAGCTATCTCTGTTGCTTCTGATTTTATTGATGA